CAGCGAGCGCGTGGGCGCTGTCAGCAGGCCGCAGGAGCGCACGGCGGGCGCGGTGGCTGTGCTCCCGCTGTATGGCGTGATCGCGCACCGGGCCAACTTGATGACCGAGAGCTCGGGCGGCACCAGCGTCGAGCGCTTTACCTCCCGGTTCCGCGAGCTGATGGCCGATGCGAGCGTGGGGGCCATCGTGCTGGACGTAGACAGCCCCGGCGGGTCGGTGAACGGCATCGAGGAGCTATCCGCAGAGATCTACAGATCGCGCGGCGACAAGCCCATCGTGGCCGTCGCCAACAGCATGGCCGCCTCTGCCGCCTATTGGATCGCGAGCGCAGCCGATGAGCTGGTCGTGACCCCATCCGGCGAGGTCGGGTCCATCGGCGTGATCGCCGTCCATGAGGACCAGAGCAAGCAACTGGAGGCAGGGGGCGTCAAGGTCTCGGTGATCACCGCGGGCAAGTACAAGGGCGAGGGCTCCAGCTATGAGCCTTTGACTGAGGAGGCCCGCACGGCCATCCAGACCCGTGTCGATGAGTATTACGGCATGTTCGTCAACGCCGTGGCCCGCAACCGGGGCGTCAGCGCGGCGGACGTGCGCGGCGGCTATGGCGAGGGGCGCGTGGTAGGCGCCAAAGAGGCCAAGCGCCTGGGCATGGTGGACAGGATCGAGACGCTGGATGAGACCTTGGCCCGCATGACGCGCGGCTCCCGCAGGCGGGGCGTACGCTCTGAGGAGGATGTGGATTATCGCCGTCGCCGATTGCGCGCGGCGAGTCGTTAGGACCAACCGGGCAGAGGCTCCGTCGAGACCCGCGCCCGATGGAATAGATGCTCTCCGTTGAGAGTGCTGGGAGTGTTGACAAGACGGGCAAGGGCGCAGGCCCAAGCCGACAGATAAGGAGTACGACAATGGCAACGCGATATCAGGCGCTCGTACAAGAGCACGCAGACCTGGTGGCCGAGGGCAAGCGGCTTTTTGACGCGGCCGACGCTACCAACCGCGAGCTGACCGCTGAGGAAAAGGCCCGCGACGATGAGATCAACGCCCGGCTGGAGGCCATCGGCGCTGACCTGGAGCGAGAGGAAAAGCGGCGGGAGCGCGAGCGCACCGTCGAGGCCGTGCATGTGCCCGGCGGGCAGGTCAGCGTAGGCAAAGACCTGGCCGCTGAGCGACCGTTTGACAGCCTGGCCGAGCAGTTGATCGCCGCACGCAATGCGGCCCTGCCAGGTGCGGCCCCAGACCCGCGGCTGCTGCGCATCAACGCTCTGCCCCTGGGCAACAACGTGGGCGTGCCCAGTGATGGCGGGTTCCTGTTGCAGCCGGAATACAGCCAGGGCTTTTACCAGCGCTCCTACGAGCAGGGGCAACTGCTGGGCCGCTGCTTCCGGGTGCCCATCGGCGACAATGCCGACTCGGTCAAGATCAACGGCATGGACGAAGACTCGCGGGCGACCGGCTCCCGCTGGGGCGGCGTGCGCGCGTACTGGGTGGCAGAGGGTGGCACCCTGACCGCTTCTCAGCCGCATTTCAAGCAGATCGAGCTGGCCCCGAAAAAGTTGGCCGTGCTGGTCTACGCGACCAGTGAGATGCTGCGCAACCCCATGACTCTGGAAGCCGTGGTCAACCGGGTCGTGCCGCAAGAGATCACCTTTATGTCTGAGGACGCGATCGTGCGCGGCGATGGGGCGGGCAAGCCGCAGGGTATCTACTCCTCGCCCGCGTTCATTAGTGTGGCCGCAGAGGCCGGTCAGGCCGCGGCAACCGTCGTGGCTGAGAATGTCAACAAGATGTGGGCCCGGATGTGGGGGCGCAGCCGTCCGAACGCCGTCTGGGCGATCAACCAGGAGGTCGAGGTCCAGCTCGACGCGCTCTCCCTGGCCGTGGGCGTTGGTGGGCAGTTGGTCTACATGCCCGCGGGCGGCCTCTCTGCCTCTCCGTACGGCACCCTGAAGGGCCGCCCCGTGGTCCCGACCGAATACTGTTCGGCGCTGGGCACCGTGGGCGATATCGTGCTCGTGGACATGGATCAGTACGCCATCAGCGACCGCGGCAGTGTCCAGTCGGCATCGAGCATCCATGTGCAATTCTTGACCGACCAGACCGCGTTCCGGTTCATCTACGAGATAGACGGCGAGAGCCTCTGGAGCGCGCCGTTGACTCCGTACCAGGCGACGGCAGGCGCAACCCTGAGCCCGTTCGTGGGCCTGGCGACTCGCGCGTAACCCATCCCGGCCCCTGTGGGCCTGAGTAACAGCGCCCCGGACAGTTGCCCATCCGGGGCGGATAAGGAGAATAGAATGTTCAGCTTTCCTGAGAACTGCAAGTACGTTCTGGCGTGCGCGCCTCGAACGGGTGCCGGCGCGGCGGTAAATGCTACGCCGGTTTCGCTCAAGAACGTGCACAAGCTGTGGGCTATCTGCACCGTCAACACGGTCGGCACTTCGGCTGCCGTGGCGCTGGTGCCGCAGACCGACGCGCTGGTCGCGTTCGGCTCCGCGGCGGTCCTGACCAACACGGTGCACATCTGGGTCAATGCAGATGTCGCTACGAATGGTGACCAGCTGACCGAAGCGACGGCGGCCGTCAACTATACCACCGTCGCCGATGCGCTGACCAAGGTGGTCATTTTCGAGATTGATCCTGCCGACCTGGCCGCAGGCGAGGATTGCTTCCGTATCTCAATCACAGCTCTGGCCGCAACCGACTTTGCGTGCATCGAGTACGTGATCCTGCCGCGCTATAGCGGTCGCGTCGCGTCGCAGCCGACCGTCCTGACTGACTAACGCTCGCACGGGGCCGGACGCGGCATACATGCCGAACCGGCCCCCTATCTGCTCAACAAAGGAGCAACCCTGATGAGCAACAGAACCGCTCTCTTCTCTCGGAAACAGCCCGGCGGCGTATTCACCATCAGCGATTTGGTGGATCACCCCGGCAACATTTGGTTTGTGGATTCGGGCGCGTCGGGCGGCGGGGATACCACCGGCCACGGGCGCGATCCTGACAGCCCGTTCCTGACCCTGGACTATGCCATCGGGCGCTGCACGGCCAACAACGGCGATGTGATCTACCTGCTGCCCGGCCATGCGGAAACCATCATCGCTGATTCCGGCGTGGACATCGACGTGGCCGGCGTCAAAGTGATCGGCCTCGGCTGGGGCGCGAGTCGCCCGACCTTCACCTTCACAACTGCCGTCACCGCCGACTTTAAGCTCGCCGCGGCCTCAGTGGTAGTCAAGAACCTGCTGTTCCTGGGCGGGATCGACGCCCTGACCGGCGTGATCGAGGTCTCGGGCGCAGACTGCGTGATCAAGGATTGCGAATACCGCGACGTGACCGGGCAGGCCACGGACACCATCCTCACGGTGGACGGCGCGGACCGGCTGGTGATCGACAACTATCGGCACATCGGCGCGGCCGGGGCAGGGGCCAACGCGGCCATTGCCATCGATGGCACGGATGACTTGGAGATCAAGAACTCCTATCTGTACGGCAACTTTGCCGTCGGCGCCATCGACCTGCGCACCACGCTGAGCGCGCGCGTGAATATCCATGACTGCAAGATCTGGATGGCCAGCGCGGCAGATATCGCCATCGTGGACACCATCACTGGTTCGACCGGCTGGATCGGGCCGAACCTACAGATCAAACTCCAGGACAATGCCGCCAACATCACGGCGGCTGTTACCGGCGCAACGTTCCAGATGGTCGATCCGGTCTATGTCGTGAACCTGGTCAACGAAAAGGCCATGCTCTCGACCTGGACGGCAACCACGAACGCCTAGTGATAGCGGGGCCGGGCAACCGGCCCCAACTCTGGAGGTAACGGATGGGAGTCAAGGGACCGCGCGGTGTGGAGCTGCTCCAGGGCGAGACGATCACCCTGGCAGCCTCGGCGGCGCGCACGGCAGACGCCAACGGGACGGCGGTTTTTGTTGGCGGCGAGCGCAAGCGGTTCGTGGTGGTTAACGCCATCACAGCCAGCCTGACAGACGCAGGCGACACGCTCGACGTCTATGTCGATTTCTCGCTGGACGGCACGACCTGGTACAACGCGATCCACTTCACGCAGCAGGCGGGGAACGGGGCGGCGCGCACCGAGTTTGCGG